ATCGGATAGGTTCACGATGCGAAGCTCTTCCTCAAGCTCGGCTATGAGGTCTTGTACGGCCTTACGTTCGCGTTCACTCGTCTTCGCTGCGCGTTCCGATTCCGATGCAGATTTCTTCGATGCCGCGTCTCGCTCACTGCGGGCTACGCTTTCCTGCGCCAAGGCGGCGGCTTGCTCGCGGGTTAGGCTCGCTCCCTTGCTGGCGGCATCGGCCAGTATTTTCTCTGTCTCGGTAGCGATCTGGCGTTCGCGGTTCGTCTTTGCCAGTTCCTCGCGATAGGAGCGCATGTACTCTGCGCTCGTGTCCTTCGGCGTGAAGGCGGGCGCCGCCGGCGTCGTCGGAGCGTCGGGGGAATAGCCCTGCCTCCGATCCAGTATGTCGCGGAATTTCATCGCCTCCGCGGTGAGGCGTTCAATGTCCGCCTGGGCTTGCTTGATGTTGATAGCGTCCGCCGGCGAGCCTATGCTTACCTGCTCAAGGTCTTTCAGGTTCTGCTTTGCTGCGTCAAGCTTCGAATAGACATCACCCAGCGCGCCGCGCACGCGCTTGTCAGACTGCTGTTCAAACTCCTGCCAAGAATTGTAGAACAGCAACCAGCCCTGCGCTGCCTCAAGGATTTCCTTCTTCAGTCGGTTGCCTATGGTGTTTGCAAGGATGTTGATCTTTTTATCAACTTCCTCGGCCTGCTTCACCATGCCCTCGTTCATGACGAGGCCCATCTCGCGGGCGAGCTTGATGTTTTCATTCAGGCCTTCGGCGCCCTGGTCGACCAGTTCCACGAAGCGCTCACCAGCCGTACCGCCGAATATCTCATCACCGAGACGGATCTGCGCAGCGCGTTCGAACTGCTTCATGCGGCCGATGATTTCGACAAATAGATCGGATGGTTTCTTGATCTTCTTCGCCAGTTCTTCGGAACTATAGCCGAGCCGCTGAAATGCCTCGGCACCGCCGCCGGCTCCCGTAGCTATGAACTCGTCGGCGCGAAGGTTCATTTCCTTCAAGCCATCTGTCAGCGCGTCAACGCCGATCTTGTTCTGTTCGGCCACGAACTTGAGTTCCTGAAAGGCCTCGATGTCCACGCCAGCCATGCGTGCCTGTCGGCTGAGTTCCGCCGTGCTCTGGATGGCGTTCTTCGTCGCGGCGACAAAGCCCGTGATGCCCAACGTCGCTGCACTGAGGCCCATGCCATCCGCAAAAGCCTTCCCGAATGAGCCGATTTTCGTGCTGACGGTCGCCATCGCCTGATTGATGCGCGTGGTTGACCTGATGGCGTCCTTCTCCATCTGGTCGGTTGCACGCTTGGAAGACATCGACATCTTCCGGAACTCTTTCTCGGTCGTGCCGCTGGCCTTCGCCATGTTGCGCTCGAGGTCTTTGATCCGGGCCTCAAGCATAATGACAAGGCGTTCTTCGTCGGTCTGGCTCATGCGTAGCTCCAATCGTCCATGTCACCTTCGAAGGTGTCGTAAGAGGAAATGTTGGTTTCACCGGCAGCGCAGCGCGCAACGGCCATTGCGGTCGCCACGGCACCGTCGATGCGGTCTTTGCTCTTCCCCTTGTGGAAGGACCGGTTGCCGGCGGTGTCGGTGCGGATGGCAATGTTATCGAAGTGCCAGCGGAGGATAGGGTGGCCGCCGTGCTGGAACTGACGGGCGAGAATGGCGCGCTCAAGTTCGTTGATGGCCGGGGACATCGTTACCCAGCCTTGCCGGAACTCGACCACGGGCAAACCCTTGTCCTGAAGATTGTTCAGCGAGTTGCGGGCAAGGTGAGGGTCGAAGGCAATTTCGCGGACATTGAACCGGGCACAGATTTCCTCGATCGCCGCTTCCACAGCGTGGTAGTCGACCACGTTGCCATCTGTGAGCGTGATAAGGCCTTGCTCCTCCCATACGGCATAGTTCACGCCGTCCTGGCCTGCCTTGCGGAGGATGTTGTCTCTCGGCAGAAAGAACCACGGATGAACGGCATACCCGCGCTCACGGTCTCCCCAGGCGGCAACAACTGCGGTTAAATCGCTGGTGCTGGAAAGGTCAACGCCGAGATAGCAAGGCGTCTGATTTGCCTCGAAATCTTCCAACAACACTTGGGACTTTCCCTCGTCATAGATCGGCATGGAGACGAACGGAGAGGCGCTGTAGTCGAGCCAGCAGTTTAGATGGAACTGCCGGAAATTATCGCGGTCTGATGGCCGTTCCTGCGCCTCACGCGCCATGGTGCGCAAGCCATCGATATCGGGATAGCCTTCGGCCAGGCCGGGATTGACCATGTGCCAGAGTTCTTCATCCTGCCAATCGTCATCAGGGTGGCTTTCGAACAGCACCGGCAAGAAGTTCGGGTCATGGATCGCGCCGGATTGCACCTTCCGGGCATAGGTCAGCAGCTCATAGGCGAGGTTCTCCTGTCCACGGCCCGCCTGCGTGATGATAACCAGCAGTGTGTTCGGAACCTTGTTCAGGCCCGTGCGGATGGCCTGCCAGTTGCGGCGGCTGTTTTCGCCCTCCCAGTTGATAAGCTCGTCGGCCAGCACAAAGTTCGGTGTCTTGCCAAGTTTGCCTTTGCCGCCGGATGCCAGAGCACGGAACGTGGCCTTGCTCTTCTTGTGCTCCAGATAGAATACGCTCTCGGTCGGTTTCATGGCAGACTGCAGCCACTCGGTTTCGCCAACGATCCCCACGGCCTCATCGTAGGCGATACGCGCGTCTTCCTCGGCAGAGGCGGCAACCATAGCCTGACCACCGGGAACGCGCTCCCAGCCCACCGTGTGGAGCAATGCAAGGCCTGCGCCCATCGTGGTCTTGCGAGCACCACGGGGCAGGAGGATAAAAACCGTCTTCACCTGCCGGCGCTTGTTCGGATAGCACGGGCCATAGATGCGGCGGACGATGCGCTCCCAAAACAGCGGAAGTTCGAAATCACCGCTCTCGCTCTTCGGATGCTTCAGGCGGCGCAGGAAGTCCACGGCGCGCTCACCATAGCCGAACGTGTCCTCGATCTCGCTTCCGTCGAAGATCCACTCCGGGCGCGTGGCTTTGAAGTGAAGGGTATCGGCACCGGTACTTTTCTCAGACATCGAGGCCATCGGGCGCGCCTCCTGCCTTCGGCTTATCCTTGCCGGTGAAACCAGATTTGGATCGAGCGGCCGGGGTCAGGCCAAGCTCGGCGGACATGCGGGCAACGGTCTCCTGCGCTTTGGACATCAGGCCAGAGGCTGGGTTCGGCTTGAGATTGCCGTGGGCTGTCTTCGTTAGGATCCCGTGCTCCTCAATGGCCTTCTGGCACTCGCGCACCGTCCAGAGGGCAATGAGGTATGCTTCGAGCAGCCCGGTCATGGACGCCGTCAATATTTGACGCTGCACCATTTCGGCGGCGATGGTGTTCCATTCCTCGATCATGACTTCCGGCAAATTTGCCGAAGGTTTCGGAACGCCCTTCAATCCGCCGTCGATGGCCTTCAGCGTGGCCTTTGCGCCGCGTGTCCCTTTGCTGCTCATGCGGACACCTTGCGTTCACAGCGCAGGTCCAGGCCCTTGCGGCGGCCGATCTCTTTGACCTCGCGGACGTTGAAGGTCTCTCCATCGTAGATGACCTGGCTGGAGGTGTTGACGCCTTCGAAGTATCGGGTGCGGAAAATGATGGACGTCGTGTCGCTGGCGCCGTTCGTCAGGTACTCCTCTGTGCTGCTCTGGATGATCTGAGCGCGCGCGGTGGCGACGTCGGTCCACGCCTGAACGGGGGTGCCGTATTCGTTCACGGTGCTGGTGAAGCTCTGGACCTTGATCGTCCTGTCGAGTTTACCGGATCTCATGCGACCTCCTGCACAAGTGCGTCGATAGTGACGATGGCATGGCTGGTCTGGCCGTCTGGATCGCGAAGGAAGCGGGAGCCGCGGACACGGCAGTCAGCAAAATGATAGTCGTCGGATGTGGGGAATTTCCCCACATGAACTGCCTTGCGGATTGCGCCGGCAATGCGCTTGCTGGTCTCTGTCGACGGTTCCTCGACCCAGACATGCAGGTCCATGTAAACCCGTGTCAGGGTGCGGGCGATGCTGTCGCCTTCGTCTATGCTCTGGCCCTCACCGATGACGATCGATGGGCGAGGGTTCGGGCGCTCGTTGCGGTCGAGGATATTGGCGGCCGGGACCAAAACCGCAACGGTTGCGTTTTCAACGAGGCGCGCACGGATGGCTTTCTGCAGGGCGAGTTCAGCGCTCATCGGCTACCCCAATTCTGCTTCACAGCCTTGGCAGCGGCGCGCTTGATGCGGCCCGTAATCTTCTTGCGGAGGAGACGGAAGGCGGGCCAGAAATACGGCTGCGCTGCGGCCTCCTGCGTGCCGTACTCGACAAGGTGCGCATACCGGACATCCTTGTTGCCAGCGGTCACAGCGACGGCCAGTTCCGGCACCGTGACGCGGCCACCGGGCGTGGAGTAGGGCGGGGTGTTCGATCCACCCGGCGTTACCGTAATGCTCTCCTGCAGGGCGCCTGTGTCCCGTGGTGCGAGGATGCGCGCTGTCACCGCCAGGTCGTTGCCCGATTTCACCAGCTCCGGCACCATCGCAGCGCGGACGTTCTTCGGGATCATTGCCAGCCGCTGCTTGATGCGACCGATTCCACCATCATCAGCCAAAGCTATACTCCCGAAATTCGTTGACGATCTGCCAGAGGCCAAACGGAAGGTCTTCGCCGCTGACGCCTACGAGAGCCGCTTCCCGGTTTTCGAACCAGTGCGCAGCAAGCTGGCAGACAGCCTCGATGAGAGCCGGCGGAATTTCCTCTTGATCCGTGCCGCCATAGGTTTCCTCGATTTTGAAGCCGAGAAGCCGCTCGATATGGTTCTGCGCGGCCTCAATCTTGCGCCCGATGATTTCGTCATCCTCGGAGGAGAGGATGTTCAATTGCGCCTTCATCTGTTCGGTGGTCACTATCATTGAACGATATCCTTTCGACCGTTCACAAAATCAGAGCCAATTGAGAAATTTTTCGCACGATGGACCCGCCGCCGGTCCCCTAGAATTGGCGAAAGTTGAAGACCACCCCCCGTCATGCCTGCATGTCCATGTTCGATTGCAGGAGCAGGCTGAAAGAGAAGGCGAGCACCGCATTGGCCTCGTCAAAGACGTGATTGCAGGAGTTCACCAGAGCGATGAAGCGACGGGTCGCACCACTGGGGAGCGTGAGGCGAAACGCGTATGGCTCAATGTACGTCTCTGCCTCTATCACTGCGATCTGGCCGGGGTCGTCTTCCATGATGCCAGCAATGACCTGCATCGACTTGAGAGGCCGTGTGACCTTGCTGTGTGTCGGTATCTGGGGCTGGTCGGGGTCCGCACCATCAGGCAAGGATATGTCCTGCGTGGTCCAGTCTCCTTCGACACGGCCAAGGCTGCTAACACCACCAACGATGATCCAAGCTTCATCGGTAAAGTCCGCATCAGTGACAGGCCGTGCGGACCAGTCGACGCGGGCAGCACCTATCTCAAGCGTTGATCCGCTGGTGGTGAACAGCATGGCTTATGCTTCCTCCGCATCGACGCGAACAACGTTGCTGTTGACGCCAAGAGAGGCGTTCAGCTTCATGACGCTGTTGGCTGCGTCGTACTGTTCGGACTGGCTCATGACCTTGGCGATGAACAGACGCTCGGAAGGGGTGCCGCCTGCGGGCGCATCGTTCAGCACGATCCTGAATTCGTAATCGTGGATCGTCTTCTCGGCGGCAATGAGGGCCTGCTGACCGGGATCGGCATAGTCGATGCCCATGACGAGCTCCATGGTGCCGGCAGAGCGTGGGCCCTTCAGGGTACGGGTGCGGCTGTCACCGATCGAGGTGAAGTTGATGGCCTCGCTGGTATCGCCTACGGAACCGAGACCTTCGACTTCACCGATCTCCTTCCATGTGACTGCATTGGCAGCGGAGAAGTCGGCCAGCACATAGTCTGTCTTCTTCTGTTCCTTCGTGGTGCCGATGTAGATTTTCGCACCGGCCGTCGCGTTGATAGTCATTGCTCGTTCCTTTCAAGAGCGCGCCGTTCATTCGCGGCGTCGATGGCGTTGCACCTCTGGCAACCCGGCTTCCAGTTGGATTTGACCATGCGCAGGTCTGGGCGCTGACGGATGCTCTTGATGTGCATCACGACGATTGCCTTTGCCCCGCACTGGCAGAACTTGTTTTGAGGAAGGGAGAGGAAAGCCCTGGCCTCCCTTTCCCATGTGCTGTCATAGCCACGCTGGCGGGCGCTGGGGCGCTTCTGGTCGTGGCGGGCTTTGCGCTCCCTCTGGATGCGTGCAGACGCCTGGCAGGTCTCACCACGGGGATGAGCCTTATTGCAGTGTCCACAGACTGAGGGGGCGCGCGTGGGCATATCAGGCCACCGGACGCTCGGAGGCGTTGCCCTTGATGGCGATCACGCTTGCGAAGATCGATGTGCCGCTGCCCTTCGTCAGGACCGGGCGCACATAGCGCTTGAAGCCGCGATAACCGACCTTTGCCGTGCTGTCGGCTGCGAGGTTGCCAGATACCGGTGCCTGGTAGTGATCAGCATCCACATCCGTGAATGTGGCGTTATCATCGCTCTCCTGAAGCTTCAGCGTGAAGGCCCCAGACGCGGTGCGTGCGCCAGTCGTGACCACGAAGGCCACGCTGTCAAAGCCGAGCAGGTCAACGGACGAGCCGTTGGTGCTGGCGGCGATGTCGGCAGGGGCGATGCTCTGCACGACACCAATGTTGTGAACGAGGTCACGCATGGTCATTCCTCCTTAGGCGGTCGCCATCTTGAGTTTGCGGAGTGCTTCGGTGAGGGTCGGGCCACCACCGACGCGGCGACGAGCGTGGAAGCGAACCATGCCCTTCGTCGCCTGCGTGTACGGGTCGCGCAGCACGGACATGCCCACCCGGTCGTAGACGCGGTATGCCTTGCTGAAATCGCCGTAGAAGATCGGGAACGTGCCGTTCGCGATGTCCGGCATGGTCGGGTCTTCGATGACGGGACGGCCGAGCAGCGTGGAAGGCTGGCCCGCCTGATAGGACGGCTGCCAGAGGTAGTTGCCCTGACCATCCTTGATGGTGCGCACCTTGCCGAGCGTGGTGCCGTTCATCAGCCAGGAGCCGTTGTTCCGGTATGCGGCCGGCAGCGAGTACATCAGGCCGATAAGCTGGTCGGCGCTGATATTGGTAGCGTGGCCATTGATGACCTCCGCGATGCCCGAAACCTGCTGGATGCCAAGCGGCTTCTTGGCGCCGTTGCCATTCGAGAACGCCGCGTTCTCCTTGAGGGCGAACTCCTGCGACAGCTCGGAGGCGATTTCGGATTCGACGTTGATGGCCGAGTCTTCGAGCAGGCGAAGCGACACGTCGATGTAGCAGGCCAGTTCATGAACCGGAATTTCGATCTGACCATAGGTCATGGTCGTTTCGTCGCGTTCCTCGTCTTCACCTACCCACGAGGCGGTCGGGCGGCCGGTGAGCTTCGGCAGGATAACGGAACCGGCAGAGGTGGAACCCACGCGGACAGCCTGACGGATCGGGGAGATCTCCACGATGCCGCGGATGACTTCGGTCTGGAACTCGGCAGGAGCCAGATACCCGCCCTTCGTATCGTCGCCTACGATCAAGGCGCGGGTTTCTTCCGGGTCCATGCGGTTATCGCCCAGGCGCAGGAAGTTGGAGAATGCTCGGCGCTCCAGCGAGATTTCGTCGCCGCCGGGTGTGCCAGCGCCGCCGGGCCGGTTCATTCGGGTTTCGAGGTCGGCAAGCTGCGTGCGCAGTTCGGTGATCTCGGCTTCGGAGCCGGTTCGATATTCGGCAAAGCCGCTGCGCAGCTCTTCCACGGCCTGCGTTGCTGCGGCCAGCGGATCATCTTCCGGTTCGGCTCGGGTTTCGAGGGTGAAGTGCTTCATAGTCATTTCCCTTTGCTGACGAGAGCGCATTTCGCCTTCCGGCATGCGTTGATGAAGGCCGCTGCGCTCTCGGTAGAGCGGCCAGAACTGCGGATAGAGGTGATCCGGGCATTCGGTGCCGATGGCATGCCCACGAGGGAGATTTCGCGCACGTCGATGCCGGTGAGGATGCGGGTTCCGGCCTGGCGCGTTTCACCGCCTTTGATGAGGCGGAAGCCGATCGACAGACCATTCAAGGCACCGGCCTTCAGGAGTTCGTAAGCCTCCCGGCCGCGCGTCGTACTGGTGACGATTTTCCCGCGGACAAACAGGCCTTTTTCGTCTTCGCGAACTTCGGTCCAGATGCCGATGATATCGGTCGGGTCGTGCGACCACAGCATGACTGGCCGTGTCCCGGCGGCGCGATGCTCTTCCAGCGAAACCCGGAATGCGCCGCGCTTGACGACTTCGTTATGGGCGTTGCGCTGGTCCCAGATGACTGCATAGCCGGAGAATTCGCCGGTATCGCTGGGCGCCTCAAATCTGAGGGAAAGGTCGAGGTGATCCATCAGACAGCCTCGCTTCGGAAGTTGGCGCGGTCAGCGGCGAAGGCGTCGGCCTGCTGCTGTATCCATGCGACCTGCAGAACCTTGACGACAGCGGCATGGCCGAACTTGGCGTTGAGGCCGAAGTCGGCAGCGATGTCCCAGTTGATGACGCACCGGGCAAGGCAGTTAATGCGCGCCTTCTCGCGAGCTTCGAATGACGCCTTGCCATCCGCGTCAGCGGCGGCGGCGAGCTCGTCCATCATGCCGATACGGGCCTTGTTCTGCGTCTCGCTGTCAGGGCCGGCAATGAGAAGGCGAAGGCCGGTTGGCTTGCCATCCCACGGGTCCACGACTTCCAGCCAGCGGCCTTTATCCTGGTCGACAAGGTTGGAGTTGATCTCGTCAAGCGTCATCGGGCTTAGGCTCCTTGTCGTCGGTTTTGTCGTCATCCAGCGGCGGGCCGCCGTTGTGGCCGGCACCGGGTGCATTCGGATTGATGTGCGGATTGCCGTACTCGTTGCCGCCCTCGTATGGCCCCAGATCGAGCCACCCACGCGCCTCGTTCGGATTGAGCACCTTGGCGCTGATGAGCGTGGAAATCGCCGTGGCGCGCGATGTCAGGTCAGCACGGGTCAGGTCGTCACGGTCGAAGCTGATGCGGTAGCGCTTGCGTTCATCGCGGGTCAGCAGCGCACGGCCAAGGGCGGTTTCGAGAGCGCGCAGCCATGGCTCCAGCGTGTAGGTCAGGAACTCCCGGCCCATCTGCTCGGAATTGCTCCAGGTGGCGCGGTCGAGTTCGAACAGCATGGAAGGCGGCACGCGGAAGGCACGGGCAATCTCGATGATCTGGAACTTGCGCAGTTCAAGGAACTGGCTGTCCACCGAGTTGAGCATCAGCTGCTTGATATCGGCGTCATCCCAGAGGACCGCCGCTTTGCCGCTGTCTGCCGGCTGGCGGAAGGCTTTGCGCCAGCCGGCGATCATCTTCTTCGCGCCCTCATCACCGAGCGACTTCTTGTTCAGGATCACGACGCCAGGCGTGGCGCCATTCTTGAAGAAGTTGGAGGCGTGGGTTTCCATCACCTTTGCGGCGCCGATCGCTTCGGCCGCAAGCGTGAGGGGCGATTTGTCGAATGGGCCGCGGACGTGCACCACATTCTCAGACTTCACGATCTGGCCGTTGATGCGATAGGTCGGTTCGCCGGTCCACGGATCGAAGGTAACGCTGATGCCTTGCGGCTGGTATCGGATGATTTCGCGGATCTCGCCGCGCACGCGGTTCACGTAGGCGAGGCCGCCCCAGTCACGGGTGAGGGCGTCGGCCGCCAGATCGCGGATGAGGTCAAAGCCTGCAGACCATGGATTGACATCACCGCGGAGCAAAGCGCCGATCGGGTGATTGCGATCCTCTTCCTCGGTGCCGTCCTCGCGGCGTTCCATGATTCTGATATCGAGGGTGGCGGCTGCTTCGGAGATGACCCTGACCGCATTTGCGACGGCCGGGACGCGCAGCGCTTGAGCGCCAGAGATTGCCACCGTGCCGGAAGCCATGCCCGACCACAGGGCAGCGAGAACGCCATCCTCATCCTTGAGGTTTTCGTCTCGCGTCTCGATCTTTTCGGTGCGTTTAAAAGGGTTCCAGCTCATGGGCTGGAAGATGGCGCATGGCTCAGTTTTGAGCCATTACGCAAATGCGGCGTTTTGCAGCAAATTCAAGCAGATTGCGGCACTTCATCATGTCGAGGCTGAAGCCAGACGACAATCTCCGTTCTGGTCACGAAGAGCCTACCGAATCTTACCCGTGCTGGAAAGGTAGGATCGGTTTTTGCCATGCGGCGGACTGTGTCAGGGGAAAGGCCCATGAAGGCGCCGATTTGCTTCGGGCCCCATAGGCTTTCCTTTGCGAGCGCAGACCGACTTTCCCCCAAATTTGGGGATAAGATGGCGTCGAGGCGGGCGGCTGTCAGCTTCGGTTGGTTCATGCGGAATCCTTTGACTTCGGAAACAGCGTTTCATGGGGCCCGTAGAAACCTTGGCTTCTACGCCACTTCTCCATCAACTCTTCCTTCTGACGCGCTTTTGCCTCCAGCGTCATGGTCTCGGGGGTGGCGATGACGTGGACGGTGAAGCCCGCCTTCCTCAGTTTCTCGAGCTCCATCATGGCCATCATTTTCGAATTGACCTCCCGATGGATGTCGCTGTTCGACCCTTCTATTCGATCGAACCGCCAATAGGTGTCAGCCCCACCTTTCTCGTCTGCGATCTGGTGGGTGTACATGTGGTATTCGACAGGCGCAGAAATAATCTGCGCTTTCCCATCGGCGCGGGTTTTGCTCCATTTCTCTTTCAGGCGCTCTTCCATCTCGCGCTGCTCATCGGTGAAGTCATCTTCGCTCATGCTGCGCCTTTCGGATTGTTGCTGCCGGTGTAGTGCTGGCGGATCATTTCTGATTGGACTGCGTCATGGAATGATCGAAGCTGTGCATCGACGGCAATGTCATCGAGACCAATGCGGACGAGGTGTTTGCGATTCGCCGCGGTTACCTGCTTCCAGTAGAGAATAGCATCCTCGCCATGTTTCCGAGAGAGGATGGCCGCTGTCTTCCTCACTTTTCCTACGCGATTAATGAGCGGGAACACGAGGACCTTGACCGGTGGATGCCAGTTGAAAAGAGGAAGGTCTGCATCACGCATTGCGACCGCCTTTCTGCGCACTGCTGTGGCTAGATATATACTGGATGACTACGTCAGCCCATGAGAACAAAGAAACAGCCTTCATCGGATGACCTCGTCAGCCACTTTCAGCCTTATGGGATGATCACATCCGCCCATTGTCGGATTTATGGGATGATCACGTCCGCCCATTGGGATGATACCGTCATCCCGGCTTTTTTCTTTCTCTGGCCGCCACCGCATGAAATCTTTGTCGGCGCTAAGGTGTCTCAGCGGCAGGTCGACAGGGTATTCCGTCAGGATCCAGCGACTGGCGCGACCGCTGGCGCCGCCACCCTGTTTCCATTGGAACGAGCCTTTCGTCGCAACCTTGATGAACCCCTTTTCTTGAAGGCCTTTGAAGGCGGCGATCACAGGCTTGTCACTGCAGTTAAGCTCTTCCTCGGCTTCCCTGCGGGAGAGCGGAATATCGCCGTTGTTGCTGCCGTTGTATCGCTGCTTGAGAGCCATATAGAGGCAGCGCTCATAGACATTGGTAGCCTTCCAGGCAGCAGAATTGAGCAACCAAACGTGCATTTGAAAGAATCGCTCCGACGGCTGCAGCTTCTGTTTTCTTCGGTGCTTGCTGCTCAACTGGAAACCCTCCCGTTCTGGCGATACTGCGCTGCCAGGGTGCAGACCTTGGCGGCTTCAGCGGCCGTGATGCCAAACTTCACCCGCAACAGGTGGATGACCTGCTGCGGGGTTTCTTGATGTTCTTCGAGAAGATAAGCGGCGGCGCGCTCAATGGGTGTGGTCATCTCCGAGCCTCCTGGAAGCGAGCGGCTTCCGCTTTGACAAAGGCAATCTTCTCGTCGCGCTCCTCCATCGTGACTTCCCTGCGGAACCGCTGTTGCCTCGGCTGGTCCCACATGATCCCGTTCGAGAATACGTCCACGATAAAGGCGATGAATACGATCGGCATTGAATGCACGATCAGGACGGTGGCGACATCGGGATCGTCGTCGTTGGTGTAGGCCTTAAAAAAACCGCCAGTATGACGGTCGATGCGCCACCACATCATCGTGTCTGGGGTAGGTTCTCCTTCCCAAACGGCCATTATGGCTTTGCCATCCGAAGGCATAATTTCCTGCGCTTCGTCTATCTCTTTCAGAGCCTCGGTGACGCCGACCAGACCAATGTACTCGGAGCCTAAACCGGACTGGACAAGCCGCATATATCGCTGCGCAGTTCGGGGCGGCAAACCTGCCTCCTTCAGGAAGCCGGTCCAATCGCCGTGGCCGCAGAGTTCTTTCGCTTCAATGAGCGATTTGCCCATGACGAACGCTGCGCTCGCAGTTGTCTTCTGTGCCTGGGCAAAAACGACATTGGCGTTTTTGATTTCAGCGAGCAGATGCGGGAGACGGTTGCTACCTTCTGTCATTGTTCCAAGTCTCCTTGGTTCCAGCCCTCAGGCAGGACGTGATCGCCGAAAGTCCAATTGGACCAACCTAGGCTGTGCTCGCTGTCGGACGTGTCATCCTCCAGATCGTCTTCGACGCCGTCACGGCCAAGCCTGCCGCCGGTGCCGAGAGAAGGTTCGGTGTCGCCGTTTTCTTCAAAGTCGCAGTCGCCATCGACCAGATCGAGGAGAGCGACCAGTTCCTCGATTTTCGCTTCGAGGCGGGCGCGGGTGATTTCGAGAGGAGACTGTCTCATGCGAAAGCCTCCCCAAGCTCTTCCACATAGTCCCTGATGACTTTAATTCGGTCATCGATCTCTTCGGACAGGGCCTGAAGCGCGTTGACTGCGAATGTGTCTTTCACGTCGCCGCAAGCCATGAAGAGCGCGCGGTTGAGGTTCTTGGCGCTGTTGATCATGTCTGCAATTTCGAGCAGCTTGTGCTTTGCGTCGGTGGCGATCATGCCAATTCCTCCCCGTTCCATGCCGCATGAAAGGCTTTGTTCAGCCTTGAGCAGCGAACAGCGACGTCGTTGATCAGGAAGGACATCTGATCATCTTCGTGCTTCGTGATCCGGTAGGTCACGTCGTTGTCGCCGGAAGTCGTAATGCGAGAGCTTGGGCCGAATGTCGTGTCAAAGGAGTCGGCGGCGATCTCGGCCATGTGCATCAACTCGCGGACGGCTGTTTCCAGACTGCGCATCGCCCATGCGACTTCCTTATCTGTCGCTTTCTTTTCGGCCGGAGTCGTGCTATTCGTTTCCTCGTTCATTTCTTCTTTCCTCATGCAGGGGTGAGTGATTGAGCCATGGCTCGGAACCGTTGGCGCGGTTGCCGGGCCTTTTGCGTTCTGGGAGGTCATGCTGCCTCCATGAAGAAGGCGATGAGCTTGCTACGCTCAACTACCCACCGGCCGCCGACCTTCTTCGCGGGCAACTCTCCTTTTTTCAGCATATGAAAGGTCTGGCGCGGTGTGCGCCCGATTACCTTTGCTATCTCCTCGACCTCCCAAAGAAGGTCCAAGCCAGTTTCCATTTCCTTTGACATGGGTACTCCGTTTCACGAGACATGGTTAACGCGTACCATTTATGTTCATGTGCGTTTAAATGTCAATCAACGTTAACATGATAAGTTCAATTGATTGTGGAAAGCATGTGTGCGAACAGATGGGAACGATTTTGGAGTATTTGTCTTGGCAAGTGAGAAAGAGAAGACACAGCGTCGTGTCTACGTGCTGCCCACAGAGTTGGTAGAACGGATAGTAGCCTTCCAAGAGGAGAAGAATTATCCCTCTGAAGTTGAGGCGGTGCGGAAGCTATTGGACGAAGCGCTGCTTCACAGGGACACTGCGGAAACCATAATCCACAGATTCAAATCGCGACTGGAAAAGCTCAAGATGCCTGCGGAGGTAGCTAAGGATGTCTTGGTTGGCCATCCGCTCATTTCGGATATTTCCTTCGAGCGAGATGCGATTAGCTTTACTCTCAATAATCTCGAGAAGTACCGGATCACAGACAAGGGTACGACGCAGTACAAAAATACTTATGGAAAAAGCGACTGGCTGCCTTGGCCGCCATCCATTCTTGACGACGACATACCGTTTTGAGGTGAGCAATGTCAGTTCGTAAGCGTGAATGGACAACGCCGAAAGGCGAGGCAAAAAGCGCCTGGGTGGTCGATTACTTTGACACAGCCGGGAAACGCCGTCTCAAAACCTTCAAGTTGAAGAAGGAGGCGGAGAGGTTCGCCGCTACGGCCTCTGTTGAGGTCAGGGAGGGCGTTCACGTCGCTGACAGCGCTAGTGTGACGGTCGAGAAGGCTGGCTCTCTGTGGATCGCCTCGGGCGAAAGCGCGGGTCTTGAGCGATCATCTATGGATCAGCGCAAAAGCCACCTGAAACACCACATCAATCCTCTGATCGGACAGACACTGCTATCGCGGCTTACTGTGCCGGCCGTCAGGGACTTTGAGGACACTATGCGCCAGAATGGCCGATCGCCAGCTATGGTGAAAAAGGTTCTCACCTCACTCGGCTCTATTCTGTCTGACGCCAATGAGCGAGGGCTGGCAACGCGCAATCCAGTGCGGGACATCCGGTCCAGCCGCAAGGGCCGAGATCGGCGCCAGGAGAAGCGCCAGAAGGGCAAGCTCGTTGTCGGGGTGGATATACCCACCAGAAACGAGATAAAGGCGCTGGTGGCGGCTCTGGATGGCAATTGGAGGCCATTGCTTGTCACGGCCATCTTCACCGGCATGCGGTCGTCGGAAATCCGGGGACTTCGCTGGCGTGACGTGAATTTCAAGAAGGCCGAGATCCACGTCAATCAGCGCGCTGACCAGTTCAAGGAGATTGGCCCCACGAAGTCAGAGGCCGGCGTGAGAACGATCCCGGTTCCTCCCGTCGTCATCGCAGCGCTGAAAGAACACAAGCTCCGGCAGCCGCCCGGCTTTGAGCTCGTATTCGCCAATCCAGACGGCGAACCCCGGTCACATGCAAACATCGTCAACAAGGGACTCAAACCAGCGATGATTCGAGCTGGCGTGATCGTGGGCGAGGGAGATGACGTCGAGGCGAGATATACAGGCCTCCACGCGCTGCGACACTTCTACGCCTCCTGGCTCATCAACCGGAAGGAAGACGGTGGCTTAGGTCTGCCGGTCAAAATGGTGCAAGAGCGGATGGGGCATTCCTCGATCGTGATGACGATGGACACCTATGGGCACCTGTTCCCGCGGCTGGATGATGGGACAGAACTAGCACAAGCCGCGAACATTCTGCTCGATTGA